TATAAACGTCTTTTCAATTCCCTCAAACACTTCAGAGACTGTTACAAGGTTCGCGGAGTTCTATAAAGCTATAAAAGCCGGAAAGTCACAAGTTGTAGCACTGGAGGAAGCGGCAAGAATCACCGGACCATTCCATCACATAGGCAGTTGGCGTGTAAAAGGTATTTCGGGCAAGAATATGATTAAGGCCATGCCCTTTGCCAACGCTTCCTTGCAGATAATGACACAACTTATCAGGACCGGGCAGGATAGCACAGAAGGAAGAAAAAGAATCGCTTTTGCTATGGCAGCACTTGTAGGACTATACCTAAGTAGTATCGCCGCCGTTTCTCAGTTCGGAAGTGACGATCAGAAGGAACAGTATAAAGATCTTAAGACAAACGAAATAGGGATGTTTTTATACTTCCCCTTTACAAACGGCAAGGGTTTGGTAAGGGTAAAAGTATCTCCGGAGTTGTCGGTCATAGCAACAATGATGGCATTAAAGATTAACGAACAGGTATTTGGGGTTAAATATAAGCTCGCTGAATATGCAGACGCGCTTTTTAACATACTTCCACAGCAAATGCAGATTAACGATCCTGCTGCCATGTTTCTTTCCTGGTTTAATCCCCTCGTTAAAGTTCCCTTTGAGTTGATTGCAAACATTAAGGACTATCCCAGTGTCAGACCAATTGAAGGGGCAGGTATGCAATATAAAGCTCCGGGTGAGCGCTATAATGAATCAACTTCAACTTTGGCTAAGGTTTTGGGTAAGAAACTTAATATATCACCTCTTAAAATAGATTTTCTTGTTACAGGTATATTCGGAAGGTATACAGGTTTTTTTACAGGCAAACCCGGAATATACAGTGTTCAAAATGCTTATTTAAGGGATTATTACTTTACAACTGGAAGGCGTGTTGAAAACTTTTATGATGAATACAATAAAGCCCAAGCACAGTATAAACAAATTGATACGCTTCCCAGAGAGCAAAGGGCTGCAGTAGCCAAAAAATACGGCCAGGTTAAAAATATAAATGATCTCCTGAAAGTATACAGAGACATAGATCTGCAAAAAGATCCTCTTAAGGCCCAGAAGCTGAGGAATATGATTATAAAAGAAATAGATAAACTAAGTGGTGAAGGAAAACAATCCAGTATAAAGATGAGAGATTCCCTTGCAAGTCTTGTTAAAGGAGCCGGAAACATAATAAGCAAACTTACTCCTACTGTTAATGCTATGGAGGGTGGAAAGAAAGTCTTGGGAATAGAAGTTAAAGGGGATGATGTGATAACAAGATATGAAGATAGTGAGGGAGTGTACAAAGAATCTCATAAAAATATTGATAGTGATTTAAGCATATTGCAGTCTGTTGGTAAGGTACTTGGTGATATAGGAACAAAATTAGGGCTTCCTGAACTTAATGTTTCTGAAAAACTGGGTTACAGAAGTAAGGAGGAAAGGATAAACGAGCTTCTTAGTTATAACGATCAAATAAACGCGACAGTAGAAAAGCCTAAGAAAACAGGTCCGGGATTCACTGAACCAATGCAACAGCCAAAGGGAGTATTAGAAGCCAAACCTGAAGATATTAAAAAGGTTATTCCCAAAGAATACGAAGATTTAATTAATGAAGAATTTGGAGATCAAGCTGAAAATGCCAAGCGAGTCTTGCGCTATACCAATGAAAAGGGCGAGGTTCATGGGGAGAATCCGGGTTATAGAGCAGGAAGGGAAGTTGATGTTTCCAATGAGGGTTATCAGAAAGGGGTTAATTCAAAACAATCTCCGGGTGATGTACTGGGGAAAGATGGACTTTGGTACTCGCAGGACAGAGGACTTTACAGGATAAACTCAAGGAATTTTACAGACAGAGAATTTAAAAGATATAAAAAGAGATTAAAGGCTGCAGGAATCACTATTGAGAGTCCGGAGGAAGCTTGGGATGAAATGCTTGATCCGGAAAAAAATATTAAGATGGCTAAAATTATTTATGATGAGGGCGGTTGGGGAAGGTGGTTTGCTGCCCCTCCTGATTTATTGGCCAAAAGATGATATATGATGACTTGGCTTTTCTTAAAAGAATTGGACTTGCTATAGTTGTATCGTTCATAATGATGGTAGTAGGTATCATGTTTGATTTGTTTTTATCGTATTTTTAAAATGTCAACAAAAAGAAGTGTAAATATTAATGATATTGGTGTTGACGAAGGTTACAAAATGTCAATGGCTGAGTTTAAGGGAGCAACCATCAATGCCTTACAGTATATCAATAAGAACATTCAGGATCTACAAGAATCAAATAGTAGCTTGCAGAACCAACTTAATAATCAAAAGTTAATTGCGGCAGTAATAGGAGGAGTAGCTGGCGTGATTTCCGCGATAGTCACTCCTTTTAAAAAGTTATGAATTTATCAGAAATAACAGAGATAATAGGATTTATTTCAACTTTTCTTTTGGGATTCGTCTGTTTTAGAGCTTACAGGAATGGTAATTCTAAGCCTGTCGTTTTATTTTGGGTGGGAGTTACATTCTTAGTTATCAGTTCCGTACGTTTTGGTGCTATTGCTGGATTCCTTAATTTACAACAGACGAGAGCTATTACGGGCGTTTTCTATCCTTTTGCTCTTACAGCGATTTTGTTAGATAATAGAAGGATCAAGTTTCTTAAATAATGTTATGACAAGAGAAGAATTATCTAAAAAAGTAGACGAGTTTGTTAATAAGTATAAAGGCCAACAAAAAGGCTATCCGACAGACAGTAATTACTTCGGAGAGTGTCTTAGTATCGTTAAGCTTTGTATAAAAGAGATCTTTGGTGTTGATGCTCCTCCTAGTGGTAGCAATTCAGCTTATGGTTACTGGATAAACTTTCCCAATCCCCTACCTACATTCTTTGAAAAAGTACAAAATACTCTGACAAGAGTACCTCAAAAAGGAGATATTATTATCTGGAATACGAGTGTTGGTGGAGGATATGGCCATATTGCTATTTTTGTTTCCGGAGACGTAAATGCTTTTACCAGCTTTGACCAGAATTGGAATGGTAGGTATGCGCATTTGCAGGTCCATGACTATACCAATGTTGTGGGCTGGCTGAAAGTTAAGACGGATAATGAGCCAATTCCGCAACCTGTTATAACAGACCAAACAAAATTAAATATAGGTGGTGTTTTCGGAGAGATGGAATTTCAAAAAGTTAGGAGTACATTGTTTGAGCAAACTGAAATAATAAAAACTAAGACAACCGAGCTAGGTAAATTAAAGGAAGATTTTGAAAATTATAAAAACGGGATTGAAATGGCCCAAAAAGAGGCGATAGCCAAGGCAATAGCGGAAAGTGATGTAAAATGGCAGATACAGTTGGAGAGTGCTAAAGAAACTATCCAAGCTATTTACAATCAGGAATTTTCTAAAATTTCCTATAAAATTCTGTTAAGTTGGGGCTGGAAGAACTTTTGGGCAGGGAAAAGAGGATAATTTACATGAATGAGTTACAGTCAATAATAATAGGAGTCTTTACAATCTATTTAATTGCCATCTCGGTAAAGCTGGGATCGGTATTAAAAGAAACTAAGAAGGGCAATAAGGATCAGCAGGAAATTAAAACGAGACTTAGTTGGATTAAAAAAAGTATTAATGATATTCAGGATGTGTTGAGAAGAAGGTGATTAATATGCAAAATTTAATAGGTCTTATTCTTCCAATTGCTATAGACTTTGTTAATCGTTGGATTCCTAATACAAAGGTCAGATATATCGTTTCTGTAGTTATTTGTTTTGTAGTTTCTGTAGTTGTTAATTTCAAAGCAGTACAACTGGGAGACGCTGAAAGCTTTTTCACTTCTTTTGGTTTAATCTTTGCTGAAGCACAAACAGTTTATAAACTTTATTGGGAGAAGTCACAAGTAAGAGAGCGTCTTAAGCTTACTCTTTAGTATTATCCTTGATCCGGTTTAATTTGAGGTTTTGAGGCAAGATCTTCTAATGCTTCTTTCAAATGTTGTGTGGCCTCTTGTTCCCTTTTGACGTTTGAGTATCTGCCATCATGCTTAGCATCATCTTTCTTTCCATCTATATTTTTCGGTTCGGCCATGAATGAAATAAATGGTGATTCAAATAACCTTTCCATGTTTATAAACAGTAAGCCTCCGGGATTGTCAGTTTGCTATTGACAACTGCCCGGAGGACTTTTATACTGAGTTTAATGTTAAATAAACTACTCCAGTTTACTCACAAACAGACTCCAATTGCAAGTCTTTCATCTACTTTGTTTTCTCTTTTCTTTCCTTTTATCCTTTTCCTTTCTTTTGTCTTTTAGGGAGAAGTTATTAAGGGAGGTAGTGTAACATGGAGTTTATGGAGCCGTTGGGGGGAGGGGGGGCTTTTAAAACAGTGGTTAAAAAATGTTTACATCTGGTTTTTAGAATTATTAAGTTTGATGGTAACTATTACAATCCTACTCAATATGTTGCAAAGTGCCTATACTGCCGGAAATTAGGCAAATACTCTTTAACTATTGACAGAGCAACCGCTAGCTTGATAAAATGATTTAGTGAGAAAAAAGAAACTCCTTATTTATAAACCGAAAAAATTAATTCCCGGACATGAGATAGAATCTGGTTTAAGTGGTTACTATGCTGCAATTCCGGATCGGGGTTTTAAGGATAGGCCCTTCAAAATTTATTTTATTTATCCCAGAACCAAAAATGATGAGCTTGTTTTTGTTGAAGTAGAGAAGGAAGTTAAAAGTTGGAATAGGGCGGAGAGGTTCAGGAGGTTTATGGATAAGTGGGGCAGGGGAGCATATACATTAGGTTATTTTAAAATGTGTGATAATTTATGAGTAACAAAAGATCGGATTATTTATTTGCAAATTACGAGGCAAAACTAAAAGCTATTAATAAGCTTATTATGGAATGGGAAGATAAGCTGCCTACTCATTTTTATTTGATTATCACTTCAATTTTAAGGAATAATGATAGGAAGGAGGGGGGTGATTAAATTGAAGAAATTATTATTATCTTTATTTGGAATCCTTTTTTTTATTACTTTGGTTTTATTTGCTACTTATTCAGAAAGAGTTAAAGAGGCGGAAGCAATAGTAACTCCCCTTGTTAATATCTGTCATTGTGAACAGCCGGATGGTGAGGATTTTTCTCAATGCCAGACACTGCATATTTCTATTCCTGCTGCGCTTGCGCATTTAACACAGCATGACTCCGATCATCCTGGAGCTTGTTTAGCAGATGTCTGTGATAATTTAGAGGGAGTTCAGGAAGATACTCCTGAGAGTTATGAAAATAATGATGGTTATTGTTTTGTTCCCGATCCGGAAGTTTGCGAGGAGAATGTTTGGACTTGCCAGGAATGTAATGATCCAATAGTTAATCAAGAACACAGATGCTATGAACCACAACAGAAATTCTGTAATAGCAATTATGATTTTGAGGATCAGGAGGTTTGCGAGGGTGAATTTTGTGAAACAATCCGTATTTATGATTGTAGTGAATATTTGCCAACTCCCGAACCAGTGCCAACTCCAGATCCAAGTCCGGCGGCTGCTCCGGTTTGTACGAATAACGTACCTGATCTTGATTTGAAAAACCCTCATGTTGTAAGAAACGGAAGTGATGCAACAGTTAATTCATTTGTTCCGGAGGGAGACAGGGTGAACATCTATTTCAGGACAAGCGGACAGACAGAATGGCAACACGCTTTAAGGGATGTTCCTGTAACGAATGGCTACCTTTCCGTAACGATACACGACCTTAATCCGACAGGAGATTATGACTTTGGTATTCAAGCCTCAAACGGATGTGCAGGAGGCGAGATAATCGCAGTTATAGTTGATAGTTGGCTTCCGCAGGTCTTTTCCTTTACAAGGTGGGAACGCTTGTAAGAAGTAGTCTTTTGAGGGTTGAGTATCGGACAATCTTACTCAACCCAATTAAAGATTATTTAGAAGATTTACAACGACTAGGGTGCAACCAGCTTATAACTGGCTCTGTGAAAACGTTTACAATAAGAGAGTCCTGACGAACCCTAGACGGAACAAGCTCTCTCCCTTGCAAGGAGACGACAACCGAATGGCAACGTACTATTCGGAAGTCGTTGTAAGTTTTTTAATAACTTACCAAAGAGGAATATGAAAGAAGGTGAATAAATTATGAAGTTTAAACTAATAAAAGAAACCAAAGAATATTTTGGAAAAACTTTACACAGAATAGAATCTCTAAAAGACTTTAATGATATAAAAAAAGGAGAAAAAGGTGGATGGGTTGAAAAAGAGGGAAATCTATCACAAGACGAAAATGCTTGGGTTTATGGTAATGCTCAGGTTTCTGGTAATGCTCAGGTTTCTGGTAATGCTCAGGTTTCTGGTAATGCTCAGGTTTATGGTGATGCTTGGGTTTATGGTAATGCTTGGGTTTATGGTAATGCTCAGGTTTCTAGTAATGCTCAGGTTTATGGTAATGCTCAGGTTTATGGTAATGCTCAGGTTTATGGTAATGCTCAGGTTTCTGGTGATGCTCAGGTTTCTGGTAATGCTCAGGTTTCTGGTGATGCTTGGGTTTATGGTGATGCTCGGGTTTATGGTAATGCTCAGGTTTCTGGTGATGCTTGGGTTTATGGTGATGCTCGGGTTTATGGTGAGTTAAAACTTATCGGAGGGTATTTCTATCATCTTAAAAGCAAAACTGAAGAAATAGAAAAAGTTGAATTGGAAGATGGTTATGAATTACTTTGTAGCAATCCGAAGTTAGACGAAACCAAAGAAGAAAGTTTAGTTGGAAAAGAAGTGGAAGTAAAGATTGATGAAAAGGTTTACAAAGCGGTTATACAAGAAGCCTGAAAAATATCGGGCTTCTTAATATAATAACTTTTACCAAAGAGGATATGAAAAAGAAAATACCAGAAAAAGAATTTAGTTGTGTTTGTGGAAACCAGATAATTATAGTCTTTGTGGGAGTAAAGCCTTTTAAGAAAGTAACTTGTGATAAATGCGGTAGAGAAATGAGAGTGCCAAATTAAATAACTTTTACCAAAGAGGATATGAAAAAGAAGAAAACAAGATGGATTAGTGTAACTTACAACAGAACCAAGTTTGAGAAGGTTTTTAATTTGTTTGGATTATCGTTTACATTCAAAATTAACAAGCGTGTTCCATATAGCAACAAATCGGAAAGAATTAAGCCACTTAATAAAGCACTTAAAAGCGGTGAGTATGGCGAACTTTACGGAGTCAGGTTTATATCATCATCAGACATTAAATAACTTTTACTAAAGAGAAATATGAAAAATAAACCAAAAGAGGGGAAGATAAAACCAGAAAGATTTGTACTAGAACATTTACTATTTATTTTTGATGAATGGGGAGTAGAACCAAATGCAACTAAAGAGAGAATAATTGAATATATTAAGAAGTTACTTAAAAAGAAATGAATAAACCATTTGTAGATGAAAAGAAAAATCCATTAAAGCATGATTGGGACTTTAGTCTTAGAAATCCATTGATGACCGTTGTGTGTTCAAGATGTGGAAAAATACTAACAAGTGAAACCATTAGGAATGAAGATTGTTTAGAAGTAGAAGAAATAGATTTATCGGATTAAATAACTTATTACCAAAGAGAATATGACTAAAAATAATTTAGAACATAAAAACTTTTCCCGGCGCGGAGGACTTACTACGTTCAAAAGACATGGTAGGGAATTTTATAAAAATATTGGTAAAAAGGGAGCTAGGGCTAATTTGAAGAAGTATGGTACTGATTATTATAAAGAACTGTCTAAGAAGGCTGTTGCAGCTAGACAAGCTAAAATAGAAGCTTCTAAGCCACTTATAGAAAAAGTTGTAGATGCTATAATTCCTCCTTCGGATCCGGAAAAAACTGACTCTTGACAGAGCAAGCGGTTGCTTGGTAATATGAGTTATATGAACTCCACAGATGTATTTAAAAGGCTTAACTTTAAGACAAAGTTTATTTGGTTTATAAGATGGAATTTTCCTATTTTTTTCAAACGTATTAAATTTTCCCATTTTTCTTTTTCCAAAAGGAAATTCCGAATGAAGATTTATAAAATTAAAAAGATTTGGGAAAAAGAAAAAGAACCGTATTTGATAGACATCTTTCCGGAAGATGAATTTTTTACTAGGAACTTGAGTGAGAGTATACATACAAGGGGGTGAGAAATTATGACAGGTTACGAAAAAGCAAAAAAAGCTGCTGAAGCAATCAAAGCTAAAAACAAAGTTGAAATAGAAGTCAAAGAAGAAGAAAAAAAGGAAGCTGAAAATGCTTTGGCTGAAGTCCAGACTAATCCGGTCTTGATGCAACTTTATAAAGATAATGCTAAGGTGGGTACTGCCAACCTGGGTGGTCAATCACCGCTTCTGAAAGTACATAAGCTTGGTAAAAGTACTACAAACCAATTAGCAGACGGATCAGAACCTAATGATGGATGGTTTTTCTATAAGTCTACAGGTGAACAATTTGAATCAGTAGAGTGCCATATTTTAACAATCAGCAAGGGTTTTAGAGTAGACGGACTTAATAAAAAGGATGTTTTTAATCAGATTATGGCCGGAGCTATTGTTAATGGAGGGGATTTGAAACCCTTTATCATGTATCTGACTGGAACTAAGTTAAAGAAGATGTGGGAATTTGGCAAGGAAGCAAGCAAATATACCAATGCAAAGCCAGTTCCAATTCCTATGTTTGCTATGAGGGTTAAATTGACAACTGAAAAGCAGAAAACAGATTATGGTCCAACATGGATTATAAACTTTGAGATAATGAAAGATGAAAAAGAGTTTCCTATTGTTGTTGCCGATCCGGGAGTGTTTACCTTCTTGAGAGATCAAGTAGATAGTTTTGAAGATACTTTAGCATCTTTAATTGCAGTTAGATCTGCGGAGGAGGGCGAAGAATCTCCTCCCCCTCCGGTTGATGTAGAAAATGAGGAAGTTCCATTTTAGTCTCTTGAGTCCTCTATCTTAATAGGTGGAGGACTGAAAAGATTAATGAAATGAGGTGAGTGATTATGGATGAAGAAATTAGAATCACAAGTCCGCTAATAAAACAAAAAGCAAAAAAAGAAGTTGACTTTCCGGATGCAATTAGAGCAGTTATTAGTGGAGAGAGAATAACTAAACTTGAATGGCATGACGAAAATGTATATGGTTTACTTAAAGATGGTTTTTTGCAAATTCATAATGCTGATGGAAGTTTCCATTCGTGGGTTATAAATGATGGAGATTTGCTTGGAGTAGACTGGGTTATCTTACAAGAAAACTAATATGAGTGCTAAGATTTTTAAGTTAATCAGGAAGTATGCAAAGCTTCGCGGATTAAGTTACAAGAAGTGTAAGGTTGTTTATTTGATTGCTTCTCCGGAGGATCAGAAAAAGTATTTAAAGGAAATGGAAATGGCTCCTTACAATGATCCCATCCTTAATATACACGACAAGTTTACAGGTAAAACTGTTGTGGTTGATCCCCGGGAAGTCCTTAAAAAGAAAAAAGTTGTGAAGAATTAGACCTTCGTGTTAATATTATTCTGTAGAACTGATGGCTTGAACTATTGAATTTTTATTCAATAAAATGCTGTCTAACTTCTTAATATGTCAAAAGGTGGAGCAAGGCCCGGATCTGGCCCAAAGAAAGGTTCAAAACATAAAAAGACTATAGAGGCGGCAGCTGCCAGAGATGCTTTAACTAGGATATATTTAGAAAAGTGGGAGGAGATCGCCAGGACAGCACTTCAGTTGGGATTGGGAGAACTTCAAGTATTAGACAATAAAGGAAAGTTTATGAGGATATATACTAAAGCCCCAGATGGTAAAATGCTTCAGGATATAATTGAAACGATAATAGGAAAAGCAAGACAGGAAATCTCCGGTGGTATTAATCTTCCCCAACTGGATCAACTCGCAAACGATATCCGGATAATTTTAAGTAAGAAATGAACTTAACAGATACTCAGGAGTTGGTTTACAAATTCTATAAAGATGATACAGGCCAACCTATTCTTCTTTCCGGAGGCGAAGATGAGATATTTTCTGCAATAGCAAAAAAAACTTCTCCCAGACTTCATATCATGTGTCACACGCGCTATGGCAAGTCAATGAGTGCTGGATTGGCTGTACTAACTCGTGCTGCCAGTTTTCCGGAAAAATGGGCAATTGTAGCAGGGACCAAAGAAAAAGCTCACATTATCATGGCAGTAATTAATGCACATATTTTTGATAATGATTATATCAAAAGCCGTTATATGCCGGACAAAGGGGAAAGTCTGGAAGAATTAAGACGTTACAGAAATAAAAGTCATGTCACCTTCAAAATTAAAGATAACCAGTACAGTGAGGTATTTATCGGATCTGCTAAGGAAGCTATGGGTTTTGGAGCGCCTAATGTTGTGGAAGATGAGGCTGCTTTAATTGATGATAATGACCATTCATTTGTAATGAGGATGTTAGGAGATAATCCTATTGAGAATTTTTTGTGTAAGATAGGTAATCCCTTCAACCGCAACCATTTTCTTGCAAGTTTTAAGGACCCGGCTTATCAAAAGGTAATTTGGGATTGCTACAGAAGTTTAAATGAGGGATTGAGAATCAGTCAACAAGTAATAGATGAAAATAAAAACTATTCTTTTTTCAAGGTGCTATATGAGTGTAGATTTCCGGAAGCATCCGAAGTTGATGAATCCGGCTGGATGTACTTATTTACTGATGAAGATGTAAGTATTGCAGAAAATAGGCAGAATCAGCCGACAGGGATCCGTAGGCTGGGCCTAGACGTAGCCAGGGGGGGCAGGAACTACAATTGTTGGGTACTCAGGACCGATTCAACTGCACAAAAACTGGACAAGGACTCCGGGGCTGATCTGATCTTAACAGGAGACAAGACACTTAACTTCATGCGAGACAACAGTATTAGGGATAGAGATGTATTTATAGATGATGGAGGGGTTGGAGGAGGGGTTACTGATTATTTAAGAAGTAAAGGAGCTAAAGTTAATGCAGTAAATTTTGGGGAAGCGGCAGAAAAAGAGTTGGATAAGGATACTAAAAAGAAAGTATCGGACTTTTCTAATGTAAGGGCTGAAGTATATGCAGGACCGGATGGACTTCTTACTTGGATTAAATCAACTGGTTTATTAATAGCTGACCGCGACTGGATCCAGCTAACTGAAATACGTTACAGGAAAGACAGTGGTGGTAAAATTAGGATTGAACCGAAAGAAGATGTGCGTAAACGAGGTGTTGAATCCCCTGATGTCGCGGATGCACTTGCATTAACATTTGCCAAGAATAAAATTAAGATATATCATGGAATTGATCCGGCTGTTATCTTGCAAAGTGGCGTAAAACCCTTTTATAAAGGACTTCCGGGATAATAAACTATGACAGACGAGCAATTTTTAGTAGCTGTAACAAAAAACAAAGATTCTGACTTTAACTTCAGGGAAAGAAGGCACGAAGATTGGACTGACAATTATACCCTATACCGCGATAAAGTTTTGATTAACCAGCTTACTCAAAGACAGTCTGTCAATGTTCCCTTAATGAAATATTCCATCCAGACAAATCTTAAAGATGTAGATGATCCTCCAATGCTTTACTTCAGTAACCGCGATAATGATACACAAAAAGAAGTTTTTTACAATGAGTATTGGAAATTACGCGGATTGGAGAATAAGTTAGTTATCAAGGATATTATAGATAAAAAGCAGAATTTCCTATTTGGCAGGACTTTCAAAAAGTTAAACATTGTTAATGGTCAATTTTATTTTGAGGTGATAGATCCCCAAGATATGCTTGTTAATAGATATGTTGATCCTTCCAGCATAGATACAGCTAGGCACGTTTGCCAGGAACACATATTTAGACCCCTTTCTTCATTGTTCAATAATCCTCTTTACAATAAAAAAGCTATTAATAGGCTTAAAGATTTCTATGCTACTGCAGCAGGACTCATTAAGGCTGAAGATAATGTAAGAAGTTTGGAAGAAAAAAATGAAAGAATGGCTCAGTTGGGATTAATTGATTTCTCTAATCCGGAGTTGGGAGAGACTTATGTTGAACTTAATGAAGATTATTTACAAGTGTATGATGAAACACTTAAGAGAGATATTTTTATTTTTTCAGTAATTGCTGAAGGCCGGGAAATTTTATACAAAGATCCTTTGTATAAGTTTATTGGTGAGACAAGAGATGATTACTGGATGGATCATATTCCTTTTACTTCATGGGGAAGTGATGTTGAAAGAACAGATTTTTGGTCTGATGGTGTTGCAGATATTATCCGGACTCCTAATAAGATTTTAAATAGCTGGATTAGTCAGATGGTAGAGAATAGAACTTTAAGAAACTTTGGTATGCAGTATTACGATTCTACTGCCAATGCTGATGGTGAGCTTTTTGTACCCCAGACTTTTGAAGCGGTTGCTTTTGGCTGGTATCCTTATCCGGGTAATCCTAATGAAGGTATAAAGAGAGTTGAAATTCCTGATTTGTCAGAATCCCTTGATGAATTGCAATTTATTTTAACTTTGGCCGAAAAAGCAACTGCAGCTACTTCTACACAACAAGGAACAGTTGAATCCCAAAAAGTGACTTTGGGTGAGATTCAGCTTGCTTTGGCTAATGCAAAGGAAAGGGTTAAAAGCATGGCTATTCTTTATTCGGATTCCTGGCTTGAATTTGGGAATAAGTATATAAAGTTATTGGAAGCTGCAGGAGATATGATAGATGCAGTTAAGATTTTTAAGAAGGGTTCAAAAACTTCTCATATTTATAGTCAAGAGGTAAGTCCTAAAGATTGGGACACTGAATTGGGTTATCAATGTGAAGTTAAAGATCTTTCCGCTTCTGCAGGACAGACTGCAGATACTTTGCAAAAATTACAGTACTCAAAGTCTTTGATGCCTTTGAATAAGCCCTTAGATGAAATTGTTAAACAGAAATCACTGGAATTTGCAGAACTTAATGCTAATGAGGTTAAAGATGTAATGGAGGCGGAAAAGAATCCTCCTCCAAACCCCATGAATCCAATGCAGCCTAATCAGCCGAGTCTTTTAACAGGGGGAGCAACCATGCCTCCGGTAGCAACAGCCTAATATGGATATAATCGGAAAAGTAGAAGAAATAACAGGCAAGAAGTTTGAAGATCTTAATTATGAAACTCGCAGTGTTGTAAAGGGTTGGATAGATAATCTTTCCCAGAAGGAGCCTACACTTGAGGGACTTAAGAATTTAATATCAAGCTGGAAGTCTGTTATAGAGAATGAACTATCAAAAAATGAGCCAAGTTTTTTCTCATGGTTTTTTGGATGGAAGAATGATTTTGCGTTAAAAGCAAGATTAAGAAATTTGATTCTTATTGAAGGGTTTTTGCAGGGTCCGTCAAAGTCTAAGAAAGCATTGGAAGATTACTTAAATAATTTAGATAGAAAAAGAGGGTGAGTAATTATGCCAGCAGGATTTGATATGTGCGTAGCAAAGGGTGGTAAGGTAAGAACCAAACAAATGGGTGGCGGAAAGTATATGCACATTTGTATTTTGAATGGTAAAAGCTATGCCGGGTATGTCAAAACAAAGAAAAATTTGACAAAAAAGAAGAAAAGAAAGTAATATAAATTAATGGAAGAAAATTTAGATCCGAAAGTTTTAAAGGAAGTAGCTAGGATTTGTGATTTAGACTTGGATCAGCTTACTCCGGAGAATGTTGCTTTTCTGAAAGCCAGGATTTCCTATTTAACTGGAAAGCAGTTAAGTAAATTTGAATCTGTTTTATCTGAAAAGAAAACCCAAGCTAAAGAACCCATTGAGGTAATAGGAAAAAAGAAAAAGTAGTATAATAAAAAGTTGTAATATCTAACTTCCCAAAAGGAACTGATATGCCAAAACTTAAAAAGACAATAACTAATCAGGCAAAACCTGAAGAATTAAAAGAAAAGATAGAAGCTATAGATGAATCGGAAACTCCTGAAGTAACTCCTGAAACTCCTACAGAACTTAGTTTGGAAGAAGTCCGTGCTAAAGATCCTTCTGAATTAAAAGATGAAGAACAGACATTTTTGGAAGAAAATGCTGATAATCTCACTGACGAGGAAAAAGTTAAATTCAGTATAATAGAAGAAACTCCTGAAGTAACTCCTGTTACAACCCCTGAAACTCCCACTGAAACTCCTGAAGTAACTGATGATACTGATTGGAAGGCACGCTATAGAGGATCTACACAGGAAGCACAAGTATTGGCTTCTAAAAATAAAGATTTAGTAGATTCTGTTGATGAAGCGGCTAAGTTGCCGGATCCTACGGATGAAGAAATGCAAAAAGAATATGGTGAAGATTGGGATATGATGGATAATGTCCAGAAGAAAATTGCTAAAGAGAGTCTTTTAAACAAGCGCAGGTTTGAAGTGGTTGATCAGGCGGTTCAAAGAACAAAAAAGTCTGAAGAATGGATAGAAAAAGTCAAAGAATTTACACAGGATCCCAAGACAGTGGAGTTTTTTCCTAAGTTAAAAGGAAAAGAAACTGAATTTACTCAGTTTTGTTCAATGCCATCAAGGGTTGGTGTTGCGTTTGAAGATCTCGTTAAGGCATTTTTGTTTGACTTGCCCCCGGAAAGACCGCAAAGGAAGTCTCTATTTGAGACAAAAGGAGGAGGGTCCGCGCCAAAGGTCAAGGAACTGACTCCGGAAGAAGTAAAATTTATAAGAGAAACTGAACCCAGAAAATATAAACAGCTTATTAAAGATCACAAGATTAATATTGAAGTTTAGTCTGACTTGACAATAAATAACTTATTGATATATTCTTAGATTGATACATTAGATTACCCCTAACACCATAATCGGTCTGGCAAAAATCTTCAAAAGTATCTTAGAAAGGAGAAACCGATTATGTCAGCTTACGCAACAAAGTTAGCAGAGGCATTTGCTAGTAAGGTTATTGAACTTTACTACGAATCAGCAGTATCAGAAAGAATCACAAACCAGGACTATGAAGGAGAGGTTCGTGATAAAGCTTCTAAGGTAAACATACTAACTTTCGGAGCATTAGCCCTCAAGAATTACACAGGCACTGCATTAACAGCAGATGATTTGACTGAAAGTAATGCCCAATTGGTAACAGATCAGCAAAAAGCCTGGTATTTCAAGGTTCGCGATCTTGATAAGTTCAAGAGCTACATCAAGAACCCAGAAGGAACAATACTTGATCAGTGCAGAGCATTATTGGCAGAAACCATTGATGCTTTTGTTCTTGGTCTTTGGGGTGATGCCGGATCCGGTAACTGGCTCGGGACCTCCTACACTACTGGAACTGTAGCGGTTGCCGCAACCACTGGTGTAGTAACTGGTTCAGGGACCACATTTACCTCCGGAATGGTAGGTAAGCCGTTTAAAGCATCAGGTCATACGACCTGGTATAGAGTAAAGACATTCACATCCACAGTTCAGATAACAATTGAGGATGATAAGGATGATGAAACGTCTGCTTATACAGGTGGAGCAATTACGGCTGGTGCAACTTACGAAATTCAGGCTAACACAGCCCTTCAAACCACAAAGGCGCTTATCAATGCTCATGTGAACACTTTGGCACAATACCTCAATGAGGCAAAAGTTCCAAAGTCTAACCGTTGGTTAGTTGTTCCTGCTGGTGTTGGATCTCTTATAAGACAGGCTCCGGAGTACATTCCGGCAGTTGAAACCGCTTATAACGAAGTAGTTAGGCGAGGTCTTATTGGGATGCTTGCTGGTTTTGAAGTTTTTGAAAATCAACAAATTGCTGGTGACTCTACAAACGGATGGCACATCCTTGCAGGTCACAAGTCTGCAATCACCTATGCTATGGGAATGACTGAATCAGGCATAGAAGATCTGATTGGAGATTTTGGTAAAGCTTACAAAGGTCTGAACGTCTATGGTGCAAAAGTCATAGATGAACGCAGAAAAGCATTAGTCCATGCTTTCTTGAAGCTTTAAAGGCTTTTGTTTTTTTACAATCCTGCTCTGTAGTCCCCCTTCAGGGCAGGATTAATAAGAAAATTAGAAGGATATAAATTATGTCTAGTTTTGTAGACGAACAATTAGAAAACTTACCACAAGAAGAACAAGATAAGATTTATGAAATCTTTAGGAAACTTATGGCCCATCCTTGGATTATTGCTACGTTTGGTGAATTAGATTATCTTAAACGAACCGACTGGGCTGTAATAGGTTATGGAATAGGTAGTGGTTATGGAGCTGCAGGTATTATTACTCAAGAAGAAGATGATTATTTAACGAGTAGGACTAATTATCTGGTTAATAGAATTTTTGAAAAGGATTCTGATTCCGGTTTGATAACGAAGTGCGAAGCTGTTTACGATCCAAGTGGGGAAGCAGGTTTTAAATATGGTTGTCTTTATCAAAACTTAGATGATCCTGCTGCAACAGGTTACTATATTAATTTAGGTAGTTCAACAGTTGCTGATTTTAGACTTTTGGGATCACAGACTTCTATTTCTCCTTCTCCGTCACCATCAAAGAGTCCTAGTGTAAGCCCATCAACTAGCCCATCTGAGTCTTTGAGTCCTAGTGTAAGCCCATCAACTAGCCCATCTGGATCTATTAGCCCATCTATCAGTCCTAGCTTGAGTCCTAGTGTAAGCCCAAGTGCATCACCATCTCTATCACCTAGCCCAAGTCCATCAACTAGCCCATCTGAAAGTGTAAGCCCATCAACTTCTTTGAGTCCTAGCCCAAGTCCATCAGTTTCACCATCTGAGTCTTTGAGTCCGAGCTTATCACCAAGTACCTCACCTTCTGCCAGTTCATCAGTTAGTCCATCAGTTTCCTTGAGTCCATCACTTAGTCCATCCTTGAGTCCGTCAGGCAGTCCGTCTTTGAGTCCTAGTGCATCACCATCTCTTAGCCCATCAGTTAGTCCATCAGTTAGTCCATCAGTGTCTCTTAGCCCAAGCCCATCACCATCACTATCACCTAGCCTTTCACCATCTCTTAGCCCTAGCTTGAGTCCATCAGTCTCACCATCAGTTTCCTTGAGTCCGTCACTATCACCGAGCTTATCGCCATCAGTCAGTCCATCAAATTCGCCATCAGTGAGCTTATCACCATCTCTTAGCCCATCAGAGTCGCCATCATCATCTGTCAGTCCATCAGTTTCTTTGAGTCCTAGTGCATCACCATCTCTTAGCCCTAGCTTGAGTCCGTCACCTAGTCCATCTTTGAGCCCTAGCTTGAGTCCGTCACTGTCACCTAGCTTATCGCCATCAGTTAGCCCATCAGTAAGCTTGAGTCCGAGCTTAAGTCCTTCTATAAGCCCATCAGTATCTCCATCTGTCTAGTTGACATACCTTGCTCGGTTTGGTTATATTAGATAATGAGACTTTCAGTTGTCATTCCTGCATATAAAGATCGGCTTCTTAAACCTACAGTAAGATCACTCTTAGATAATTCAGAATTGGAAGATAATATGGAAGTAGTTGTTGTTTTGGATGGTTATTGGCCCGAACCGGATATTTTTATAGAAGATCCCAGAGTTAAATATGTTCACTTGGGCAAGAATCGTGGAATGAGGGGAGCTATCAATGCCGGAGTCTCTGTAGCTAGAGGAAGATTTATAATGAGATCAGACCAGCATTGTATGTTTGCCAAAGGTTATGACCGCGTATTAACCGATACCTGCAAGTCAGACTGGATTGTAACTGCTAGAAGATACTTCCTTGATCCTATTAAGTGGGAAGTCATGGACTTGCCTCCGGTTGATTATGAAAAGTTGGTTATACAAGGGGGAATTAAATTTTCCGGTCAAAGATGGGACAGCCGGACTCAAGAAAGAAAAGACATAATGATAGATGAAACTATGGCTATGCAGGGATCTATGTGGCTTATGCCTCATTCATGGTGGGATAAGGTGATCGTAGAGCTTCAGACAGAGGGTTACGGACAAATGTATCAGGACTCCCATGAGATGATCTTTAAGACTTGGAAGGCCGGGGGGAAGATGATGCTCAATAAAAATACATGGTTTGCTCATAAACACAGGAGTTTTGTTGAGGGTAGGCATGAGGGAACAAAAGAAAATCCTTCTTTAAGGGGTGAAAGCGGTCTTTACGCCTTGAAAGTTTGGAAGGATTACTACGAAAAGGAGGTCAAACCAAAGTGGGGGATTTAGTATTACTTCATGTCGGATGTGCTAACCTATATTATGAAGGTTTTATCAACAGCGATTTCCGTACTGAATGGAAGGGTAAGCCATTTAAGCTTGATGAAGTGATGGATTTGGGTAAACCCTGGCCTTATAAAGATAAAAGTGTTGATGGAATAGTAGGTATGCACGTTTTCCAACAACTTACTTGGAGGGAACTTGTTGTGGCTTTCAGAGAAGCTTATCGTGTGCTTAGAAATGGCGGAATATTGAGGATGGGTGTTCCAATGGTAGAGATAATGGAAAAGGATTTGGATTATCTTTTGGGTTGGAATAATATCAATTTGTTTAGTTATGATCTTTTGAAAAGGGTTTTGGTTGACCGGATAGGATTCAGGTTGTTTTTACAACGAGATTATCAAAACTCTACAATTTTGGAATTTGCAAGAGTAGATAACCGCCCTGGAAGGGGTACTTTATATTTTGAGGCAATAAAATGAACGATCTAACTGTAATATTTTTAACTGTCAATAAAGTTCCGGAAAAATGGGCAGAGTATCATAAAAAAGTTTTAAATGAAGCAATTGGAGATACTTTGCTTATCACTGTTTCTAAAAAACCTATGGACTGGGGATTAAACTTGATTCAGGATGAAGAACCAAGTGTGTCAAATATTTATAGGCAGATATTAAGAGCAGCAAAATTAGCTGTTACTCCTTATATTGCTATCGCGGAAGATGATACTTTATACCATAAAGAACATTTTATATTCCGGCCTCCGGAAGATACTTATGCTTATGATGGTCACAGATGGGGGATTTTTACTTGGGGTAAGCCAGTCTACTACTATAAGGACCGGATATCTAATGCTGCTATGATTGCTCCGAGAAAATTGGTAATTGAATCACTTGAAGAAAGGTTTGCTAACTATCCGGAAAATAACATAGGTGAACTGGGTAAAGAAAAAGGGACAGTAATAGATAGGCGAAAGTCCGTAATGTATTGGCCTTCTGTGGGAATGGTTTATTTTAGCCATAAAAACTCTTTAGATCCTACAGAACAGCATAAAAGCAAAAAACCGGGTGCGGTTAAAGCCTTTGATATTCCGTACTGGGGAAAAGCAGAAGAATTAGTTAAACACTTTATATGAAAGTAGCATTGGATTTACATGACTTTAGCGTGGTTAATAACAGATTGGATGTACTTTTAAGACTTAAAGAGAGTTTTCCGGACTTTAAAGTGTCTTTATTTACCGTACCTATTGATATGAAGGCAGATTGGGGATCTTATATTATCAGGAACAGATTGAGAGAGAAAATCAGGGGAAATCTGGATTGGATTCAGATAATACCGCATGGACTTTACCATAAAGGATCTGAAGCTTTAAGGTGGAGTTACCATTATACAAGAGATTATGTTTTACCAATGATTAAAAGAAATTTCTTTATAGATGGGTTACCTTTTGAACAAGGCTTTTGTGCTCCTCATTGGAGATGGACTGAAGATGTGGTTAAGGCTTTAGATGAATCCGGATGGTGGGGGGCGGTAGATAGGGATAAGGTAATGCCTTACCCTAAGAGATTTTATAAATATAACTTTTTACTGGATGAATCTTACCGGGACTCTGGGGCCGATCTACTGAAACTACACGGTCATATTTATGGAACCAAAAATGACGTAGCAAGATGTCTTGATAATTTATTGAGTTTACCGAGAGATACTGAGTGGCATTTTATAACTGATTTTATAGAAGTAAAATATGACTAAACCATTTTCAACTTACCAGTATTTAGAGAATACAATAATGACTGAACGTGATAAACGAGAAATAGGCAGTAATTTCTGGAATGAAGGTAAGTGGAACAACTTTGTTAAACCATTTTTGAAAGTAGATCTTAAAGAGTCTGTTTTTGTTGATATGGGTTGTAATGCCGGACTTTTTCTTAAGTTTGCTGAGGATATGGAATTTGACAGAGTTGTTGGAGTTGATTCAGACAGGCGAGCAGTAGAAAGAGGTCTTAAGTGGCGTGATGAACAGGGTGGAAAATATAAAATACTTAATATGAGAATGGAGGAATGTATAGATTCGCTTCCTGTTGCCGATTATACTGTTCTTGCTAATGCACATTATTATTTTACAGTCAATGACTGGCTTGACTATCTTGATAAGCTTCAATATAAAACCCGTTATTGCATAATAGTCACTGCGGAGAAACACCACTTAAATCGTTGTTGGGCTTCGGCAGATGTAAAAGATATCAGAACTTATTTCAAAAACTGGGAGGAAGCCGGATTTATAGACGAGTTACCTACCACTGGTGATCCAATGCCCCGGAAACTGTGGAGTTTATGCTTTAAAAGCCCTTTTGTTGAAAGATCGGTCATAGATAGCTTGGACTGCGGAAACCATGTGCAGGATAGATTCTACGAGGAGTTGGATAAAGGAACTAAGTATCAAGACACCAGATACTACCGGATTTTAGTAAAATACCGCAAAAGATGGGGTATTGAGAAATTAAACAGATGGACAGAAGAAAGGATCCGTGTGTATGAGGATTTAAAGAAAAACGGACTTTTGAAGCCAATTATTGTAAACCATGCTGGCCTGATTCTTGATGGCAATCATAGATATGCGATGATGAGGACTTTAGGATATAAGGATGTATTTATAAGGAAAACATGAATGGAACAATAATTTATCTTTCAAGTAATAGGGAAGATCCGGAATTTGAAAAGAAGATTCAGGAAGATCTTTTATCAAAGGCTAAAGATGTACCGATTATCAGTGTTACCCAGAAGCCAATTGATTTAGGTACAAACATTTGTGTAGGTAATGTCGGGACTTCAGGATTTAATTTTATCAGGCAAGTTCAGATAGCTTGCGAGACGGCAAAAAGTGACTTTGTTATTCATGCAGAAGCGGATTGTTTATATTCTCCCGATTATTTTGATTTTATACCTCCAAAACTGGATATTTGTTACCGAAACTCCAATGTCTATGTCCAGAAATACCATCAGGACTTTGTATGCAAAAAGGAAGGATCAACATTTTCTAGCATAGTCGGGCGGAGATTTTATCTTGATAGGCTTGAATATCTTTTCCGCGATATGCCTCAGTGGAGTACTGAATATAAAAACTTTCCGAAAGAGATACGCAAACTATACTTTGATAAGTACGAGTACTTCCAGACAGACTTTTCTTGTGTTTCTTTCAAAACCGGAAAGGGCATGAGAAAACACAGTCCTTCAACCGAAGTTCCGGTTTATGAGTTACCTTACTGGGGAAACATAAAAGATTTAAAAAAGAAATATGGAATTAATTGAAGGTATTAAGTTAAAAGGAAGGCCAGTAGAAATCCCGGATTCTACCAGAGATGGTCTGCCTAAGTTATTTGTAGATTTAGGATTTAAGATTGGGGCTGAAATTGGTGTCTGGAAGGGTGAATATTCGGAGTTATTCTGTAAAGCGAGTTTGATACACTATGCGATTGATCCTTGGGTGTCTTATAAAGGTTATTCTGTAGCTGGAGGGAATACCTTGAGTACTCAATATGAACGTGCTAAGAAGCTTTTGGAGCCTTACAAAAATTGCACGATTATAAAAAAGACTTCAATGGATGCTTTAGCCGATTTTAAAGACGAATCTTTGGATTACGTTTATATTGATGGGAATCATGGATTCAGATATATAGCTGAAGATTTAGTTGAGTGGTCTAAAAAAGTAAAGAAGGGTGGAGTTATTTCTGGACATGACTATGTTTACTTTCCGGAGTCTACAGATTCGTACGTTAGATATATGGTAGATACTTATACCCAAGCATTTGATATCCACAACTGGTTTGTTCTTGGAAGGAAAGATGAAATAGAAGGAGAAAAGAGAGATAAGTGGAGAAGTTTTATGTGGTTTAAGCCATGACAAAAGGATGTATTTACTATACAGACAATAGACTGAATCCTGTAATTATGGAAGTTTGTCAGAAGCAATTAAGAAAAGCTTTTGATGGCAAGATAGTCTCTGTATCACTTAAACCGATGGACTTTGGTACAAACATATATATAGAAGGTTTAATACCGAGTTATTTTACAATGCTTAGACAGATAGTAACTGCACTTGAAGTATCAAGTTCTGACGTTGTTTTTTTTACCGAGCATGACGTTTTGTATCATCCGTCACACTTTGAGTTTACTCTTACCTTTGGTGATGTTTATTACTACAACACTAATGACTGGAGATGGGATTATCCGAAAGACAGACTTATTAACTATGACGGTTTAACTTCTTTGTCTATGATGTGTTGTAATCGCCAGTTAGCACTAATGCAGTACAAAAAACGATTGAATAGAGTCTTAAAAGATGGACTATACAATAAAGAAGGAAAAGAACCGGAGTGGGCAAGAAAATGGGGTTATGAACCTGGTCGTAAAAGAACAAAAAGAGGAGGCTTCTCGGATGAAAAAAGCGATACTTGGAAATCTAAATATCCTAATATAGATATCAGGCATAATAGGACTTTTAGTAGACGTAAAGTAAATCTTGAAGAATTTAAACACAAGCCTGATACTAAAAGTTGGAGAGAAACAAGCTTGGACAAAATAGATGGTTGGCAGGATATAAAAAAGATGTTTGACCTATGAAAAAAGTTGCAATTATTGGCTATGGTTGGGTTGGAAAAGCCATGCAGAAGCTTTTCCCTGACGCCGTTCTTTATGATCCGAAGTTAAGAGTACTTGAAAATAAAGATAATAGTTTGAATTGGGGGAATAAAGAACAGGTAAACGAGAGTGAGATTGTATTTGTTTGTGTACCGACTCCGAATATTGGAGAGGGAAAGTTAGATACTTCAATAGTTGAAGAAGTCGTTGCCTGGTGTGAATGTCCTATTATAGTTATCCGTTCAACTGTTAATCCGGGAACTTGTGATTATTTGATTGAAAAGTATAAAAAGAATATCGTTATGCAGCCTGAGTATCTTGGGGAAACGCCTGCTCATCCAATGTTGGATCCGAGAACTAGGCAGTTTTTAATAATTGGTGGTGAAGCAAAAGACAGGAAAGAACTTATAGATTTATACACGACTGTTTATAATGCTAATACCAATATTCGGCAAGTTACTGCCTATGAAGCTGAAGTAATTAAGCTTACTGAAAACCGCGCAATTTCCTTTAAAGTAGCTCAATGTCAGGAGCTATACGATGTCTGTCAAAAAGCAGGAATTGATTATTACACAATAAGAGATGCGGTTTACGGAGATGATCCCCGGTTTAATCTTTGGTGGACTTTTATATATCCGGAGAAAAGGGGTTTCAATTCTAAGTGTATACCTAAAGATATCTATGCTTGGTGTGCATTTGCCGAATCTTTAGGGTATAATCCTAAAATAACAAGAGGTATATTAGAAAAAAATAAGGAATGGATTAAATCAAATGAAGAAAATAAACATTAGTACCAAGAAATACTCAAACCTCTTTACTTTAGTTGATGACGAAGATTTCGTTTTCTTCAATCAATGGAAGTGGGGAATCAGTACAAAAGGATATGTTATAAGAAAAGAGAATGGGAAAAATATAACTTTACACCGACTTATTCACAACACGCCTGAAGATTTTCAAACAGATCATATAAATCGTAATAAATTAGATAACAGAAAAAAGAATCTCCGAACTGTTACCAATAGTATCAATCACTTTAATATAGGGATGTACAAACACAATAAGTCGGGATTCAAGGGTGTTTATTGGGATAAACAGAATAAAAAATGGAGGGCTGGTATTCAATTAAACGGAAAGACGATAAATCTTGGAAGATATAAAAACTTATTCAAGGCATTAAAGGCTAGATTTCTTGCTGAAAGAGGGATATTAGAAAAGAACAAAAAATGGATCTTTCAATCTTAATACCTTCAAGAAATGAAATGTTCCTCAAAAATACTATTGAGGACATTCTTCAACATAGAGAAGCAGACACAGAAATAATTGCTTTATTAGATGGAGAGTGGACTGATCCTCCGGTCCCGCAAAATGACAGGGTAAACATCATTTATGTTCCTAAAAGTGTAGGCCAGAGAGGAGCTGCTAATTTAGCATGTAAATTAAGCAAAGCTAAATATATTATGAAGGTTGATGCTCATTGTTCTTTTGACCAGGGATTTGACAGAAAAATGATAGAGGCTTTTAAGAAAACCGGAGATAACGTAACTATGGTTCCTATTATGCGCAATCTTTGGGCATTTGACTGGAAGTGCTATAAATGCGGAAAGAGGGAATATCAGGATAGAATCCCTAAGTGTCCTAACTGCGGTAATGAAATGAAGCGGAAAATGCTCTGGATCGGTAAAAGAAGGCCACAGAGTACTTCTTATTGTTTTAACAAAACTCCTCAGTTCAAGTATTTTGAAGATTACAAACATAGACCGGAGTATATAAAAGACAAAGAAGAAAAAGGACTTACACAATCAATGTCTTTACAGGGATCCTCTTTTATGTGTACCCGGAAAAAGTATTGGGAACTTAATCTGTGTGATGAAAAGCTTGGTAATTGGGGAAATCAGGGAATTGAAGTAGCTTGTAAAACTTGGCTTTCCGGCGGTATGGTTCTTTGTAATCATAATACTTGGTATGCACATCTTTTCAGAACTAAAAGTAACTTTGGTTTTCCTTGGCCCGTCTCTGGCCGCGATCAAGAAAAAGTGAAAAAAAATGTGAGGGATCTCTTCTGGAAAAACAAGTGGGACAAGGCAATTCATCCTGTCTCCTGGCTGGTTGAAAAGTTCTGGCCTGTGCCTGATTGGGAACAAAAAGATTTAGATAGACTTAAAAGTGTAGTAGAATAAGTTTAGTAGTTAATTCTTCCTAACACCTTCGGGACTGGTAAGGAAACTTCATACTTTGTTATATGGAAAAGAAAGTTGATCTAACCAAGATAAGTTCAGAGATATCGGCAAAATACGAATTTGCTAATGAATCTTTCAAACAAACTGCTAAAAGCAATCCAAAAGACCGTATAGAAGTAATTGTTGGTGATGACAAACAACCTGACTTATTTTATCCTCAGATTAAAATTTCCAGATGGGACAATGAAGTAAATACTTCAGTCCGTTTAAAAGAAGATGACTACACAAAAGCCACAGTAGAAACCGACAAAGAAGTAATCAAATGGGTCAACGGAACTAAAGAAGTCCACTTCTACGACAAACCAGAGTTATCAGAAGATGGTGGATATGAATTTGAAGTCATTTTAAAAGAAAAACCAGCTTCTAATGTACTTGAATTTACGATTGAAACGAAATCTTTAGATTTCTTCTACCAACCAGCTCTAACCCAACAAGAAATAGACGAAGGGGCCTCAAGACCTGCCAACGTAGAGGGAAGCTACGCCGTTTATCACAAAACTAAAGGCGGAATGAATGATGCGGCAGGAATGGAGTATAAGGTAGGTAAAGCATTTCATATTTATAGACCAAAAATAACAGACGCCAATGGAAAGGAAACATGGGGACAGTTAAATATAAATGAACAAAATGGACTTCTGACAGTAACTATAGACCAAACATGGCTTGATAATGCAGTTTATCCAGTAATTGTTGACCCAACGTTTGGGTACGAAAGTATCGGTGCTAGTGATATTTTTGCCGGAGATAGACCTTGGGGGACTGCTGCAACTTTAAGTGAAGATGGCGAAATAACTAAATTAACGGCTTCTTGGAGAAGAACTATAACAACCGAAGTCCCTTCTTCGTCTGCAATTTACGATAATGCAGCTACTCATAATCTACAAACTAATGGAGCTACACAAAATACAACTATAACTTCTGCTTCACAAGGTTGGTTAAATTATACCTTTACAACAAATCCGACATTAGTAGCAGGAACATATGCTTTAGCTAGTAATTCCGATTACGACGGTGTTGCAGCGCGTTCGTGTTATTTTGCTTACGATACAGTCGGAGATACATTTGGAGACTTAGGTATTGATTTTGATGCTGGTTGGCCTAGTACGTTAGTTGAAGATTCGCCCCAAAATAGAAAGCATTCCATCTACGCTACCTATACAGCAGGAGGGGGAACTAGCTTTTCACCCTCATTATCTCCCAGTGCTTCACCCTCCGTTTCTCCCAGTGTATCGCTGAGTCCAAGTCTATCTCCCAGTGTTTCTCCCAGTGTGAGCTTAAGTCCATCTTTGTCACCAAGTATAAGCCCCTCGGTATCACCATCGGTCAGTCTGAGTCCGAGCTTATCACCGAGCCTTTCACCTTCGGTTTCGCCGAGTGTAAGCCTATCACCCAGCATTAGTCCGTCAGTAAGCCCCTCGGTTAGTCCTTCGGTATCTTTAAGTCCCAGTCTTTCCCCATCTCTGAGTCCAAGTGTGTCGCCTTCAGTCAGTCCATCGGTCTCATTAAGTCCGTCTGTAAGTCCATCAGTATCTTTAAGCCCCAGCTTGTCACCTAGTGTGAGTCCTTCTTTATCTCCTAGCTTAAGTCTGTCAAAAAGCCCTTCCTTAAGTCCTAGTGCTAGTCCTTCAGTCAGTCCATCGGTCTCATTAAGTCCGTCTGTAAGTCCAAGCAAGAGTCCAAGTATATCTCCGTCTGTAAGTCTTTCTCCCTCACCTAGTCCTAGCTTAAGTCCGTCAAAAAGCCCATCTCTGTCTCCAAGCTTTTCACCAAGTTTGTCTCCTAGTATCTCACCCTCTATCAGCCCATCAGTTTCCCCGTCTGTTGTAGTTTTGGATATAACCGACAAGAGTGCGAGTGGTAATCATTTAACTAACGAAAATGGGGTTACAGGATCAGGTGATACTCCTTTTGCTGCCTCTTCTGTTGCTGCTGACTTTGAAAGAAGCTCAGCCCAAAGATTATATATTCCGGATGCTAGTCAAAATGGACTGGATTTATTAAATAATTTTACCTTGGAATGTTCGTTTAAGTGGGAGTCTTTACCAAGTGGATTATCTACTGGACTAATTTCTAAAATATCAGCATATTCTTTAAACATTTGGGACAGTGGTGGAGGTGTTTATAAACTTAGACTTTTCTTATTTAATCCGGCGTTGGAATCGGCCGTTTCAATTGCACACATTCCCACGCTTGGAGTTTATTATCATTACGCAGTAACCTTTGCAAGCGGTGTCGCAAAGTTTTATGTTAATGGTGTCCAACTTGGAAGCGACGTTATTACAACTCTTACATCAACTCAAAATTCTTCCGGAGATTTTGAATTAGGAAGTGTCGGTGCTGGTGCAGAAAATGACGGTTTAATGGATGAAGCAAGAGCTTGGAATGATGTAAGAACTCTTACTGAAATTAGTACTTATAAGGATTCAGAAATTCCCAGTCCCACAAATGATCCG